TGACTTATGGAAACAGACATGTGCCTGGTGGAGTCTGGACGGTGAAGCATTCTGGTGGTTTGGAGAGAATTACAGCTGCGGCCTTCCTACAGAAATCTATATTTTAAATCCTAGAAAAATGCAGCATGTCGTTGATAACGGCAAAGTCACGAAATGGGTATACACGGAAGAAGGATGCGGAAGACCTGTAGTTATTCTTCCTGATGAGATTATTCATTTTAAGGACTGGAACCCCTGGAATACTTTCCGTGGGGTTAGCCCTCTGGTAAGCCTTGGTCTGGAAGTTGAGCAGGATTTGTTAGCAGCAAAACAGAACACAGGTTTACTGAAAGAAGGAGGCGTGCCTAAAGGTCTGCTCAAAACTGACCAGGTACTGACGGAAGCCGAAGCAGAACTGCTTGCTAGGACATGGGATAAAAAGTATGGACGTGGAATGAAAAACCGCGTCGCCGTGCTCGGTAAAGGAACGGAATATCAGCCGCTGACATTCAGCCCTGACGTACTGAAACTTTACGACATGAAGAAATGGAACTTATATACACTACTCGCGAAGTACGGTATTCCGCCGAGAGTGGCTAATATACAGGATTCGAAAAGTTCCTTAAGCGGTACAGACACAGATTCTCAGCATCGTGCCTTTTGGAATTATACACTTATCCCTCTGTTAAAAAACTTTGAGGAAGTTTTAGAGGTTCAATTATTCAGACGATTCAACCTGACTGAAACCGGAGGTTTCAATCTTGAATCGATACCTGAACTGCAGGAAAGCGAAGATGCCCAGAGCAACCGTGATATTGCTGAAATCAACGCTGGACTAAAAACAATCAACGATGTTTTGAAAAGTCGCGGACAGGACACAAAACCCTGGGGCGACACCTGGTATAGAGCTTCTTCGTTAGTACCTGAATGTTCTGAAAAAAACTAAATATAAAAGGATTTTAAATGGCAAACATAACAAACGTAGTAATCGCCTGTTTCGATGAAGAAATTAAAAAAATTACGAGGAAGGGATTTTCTTCTGTGTTTGGAGAAAATCAGATTAAGGTTTGCAGCAACATTGCAGAGCTTAACTGCTGGATTCAAGATAAGACTGACATTGCACTTATCTTTGATAAATACTTTCTTGGCTACATGATTTCATACGAGCTGATAAGGCTGAGATTTCAGAACAAACATTTTCTTTCTTACTTTGCGGACAAGGGAGATGATGCTCACTACTTTGGTATGAGAGTTCATGAAATTGGAGCTGATGGATTTATCCCCAAAATTGAGGATGTTGAATCATTTAAGAAATGTATTTATCAGGTGCAGTCTGGTGTAAAAGTATATCCTGAATCTATTACCAGAAGCTTTGAAAATGATGACTGGCTTCTTGATAAAGCTTATATCAATGAAGTTACAATTCCTGAAATGCTGATTGGAATCTACACAAGTCTTGGATGTTCTCAAAAAGAAATCAGTTACAACATTCATCTTAGTACTTCCACTGTATCTGAATATACAAGACAGCTCAGAAGAAAAATCGGTTACTCAAAACCAGGTGATTGGGATTTGCTTTTCAAAAGTTTTCTAACAAATTTTACGGGAGATTTTTATGGTTGTCAAAATTGACGGTATTGAAAATAAGGAACTTGGTTGCCGGGAAAAGCTTCTGAAGTTCCTGAAGGAAAATACGCACGGCGGAATTGTGCAGCCACAGGTTGAAGTTTTCAAGTCTATTGATGTTCAAAAGGATTCATTTCATTGGGTAATGAGTACCTTTGACACTGACAGAGATTTTGAAAAGGTAGACCCTAAAGGCTGGAACCTAAAGAACTATCTCGCAAATCCTGTAATTCTCTGGAGCCATGATTATTCTATTCCTGCAATTGGATATGCGGAGAATGTTAAGGCGGATACAGTACTCGAGGGAGATATCGTATTCAACTCAAAAGAGTTTGATGAATTCGGATGGAGTATCGGAGAAAGAGTAAAAGCTGGAGCTTTACGTTGTGGCTCTGTTGGTTTTATTGCTGAGGAAGTTGAGTTTCTGGAAGCTAAAGACCGCGACTGCGATCTGATTTTCAGAAAGCAGGAACTTTTGGAATTCAGCATCTGTTGTGTTCCGGCAAATCCTTTTGCGCAGAACAGCGGAACTAAACGACTGGAGATTACGGAAGTTATTCAAGATGAACCGGAAGAACTTTCGTATTGGGATAAGTTGAGAAAAGGCCTGGCACGGGCTTAGTTGTGCAAAAAAAGAGAGGTTTGCTGGAACAAACCTCTCTAACGATTGTCCGCCAACGACGGATTTTCGTAATTGTTCATTTGACCAAAAACTACCCAAAGGAGGTTTATTTAATGAACGAAGTAATTGTATCACTGCAGCAGAAATTAGAGAATATGAAAACTCTTGTTCCGACAGAAGCTGCAACACCCGAGCAGATTTCAAAGTATTTCAATGAAAACGAAGAAATCATTGCCGGTATTTTGAAGGCTGCTGACAGTCAGACAACAGCAACAACAAGCGAGCTTGAAGGCATTAAGGATGCCGTAAAAGAGCTTCGCAATCTTATGCGTAAAGCTGACACAGAAATGAAGCCTCTCACATATCGTGACGTGTGCTACAATCTTGGAAAAGCTTTGTGCGCAGCCTGGAACAAGGATGAACAGACTTTGGGTGAACTCAAGTTCTGTCCTAACATCAGAGCTGAAAAATGGAACAATCCGAAAGACTTCTCCTGGGAAACTGGAAAAGGCTTTGTACCTTCTAAAGCTGTTCTCGGAGAGCCAATCGGAAATCTTGCCAACAACGACCAGTACCTTATCAATCCGATTTATGAAGAGACTATCATGCAGGAAGCTGCAAAGCAGTCAATGATGATGAACCTTGTTACTCACAGACCAATGAGTGGGCCATCCATCTTCATTCCTGAACGTGACCGCGGCGGAATTGAATTGAAGTGGCTGACTTCATACGGCCAGAAGATTGATGCAACAAAATCAAACATGCCAACACGTACAGAACTTAAGGCTTACACCTTGGCTGGTTATGTCCCATTCTTTGACGAGTTCGGTGAAGATGTTTTTGTAGACCTTGGAAAAATGTTCCTCGAAGACTTCACTGAAGCTTATGGACAGGAGTTTGACCGCCAGTGCCTTATTGCAGACAATGACCCGTTCAAGGGTGCAATGAATATGGCTCACGCAGAAAAACACGCTACTTCAAGTGCAGATATTGCTCAGCTTTCTTATCTCGACTTCAGAGCAGCCGAGCTCAAAGTTGAACCGGAAGAAAGAAAGTATTGTAAATGGTTTATGAATGAGACAGTTCTTAACCACATTACAAACATCAAAGACGACAACAACAACCCAATCTGGCGTAAACCTTGGGAAGGAATGCCAGGCCGCCTTGACGGTTACGACGTAATCGAATCAAGACTTCTTCCACAGTTTGCAGATATCGAAGCCGATACACCTTTTGCAATATTTATGAATCCAAAAAGAATCATTCACGGAAACCGCAAGGGAATTGAAATCAAACGCTTTGACGAAACAACTGAAAGCCTGGAATACGGCGAGCTCTTTATGCGCTTCCGCAAACGCGACGGCTTCCTCGTGACAAGACCGAAGAAGAATATGGTTATTCTTTCTACCGCTTCAGAATAATAAGCGTGACTGACGCATAGAACTAACTTCCAAAGAGCAATTTATATTGCCCTTTGGAAAGCGGGGGCGAAAATTCCAAAACCGAAGTGAAGGCAAATGCAAGGCTGGAGCGCAGCGACACCCGAAGGGCTTGGCCTTGCATTTGCCTGAACGGAGGTTATACTTGCCTGTGCCCCGCTTTTCCAGGAGAAGACATGATTCCATTCACATTTGAAGAACTTCAGAAAATACTTGAATTGAAAGCAGATGAAATAGAAACAGACATACTCATTTTTAATGCAACACTTTCTTATGTTGAAAACCTGCTTGGCTATCAGCTGGCAGATAAGAATTACAATGAATTGCAGACTGTAAAGGATTGCCAGGTATTTACAGACCACGAGAACATTTCTGAAATGATAAACATTATTGATATGAATACAAAGCTTCGTGTACCGCATTGTGTAATAGACGGAAGAAGGATTCTGTTTATTGATACTAAGCTTGAAGACCATGTAGTTTTTCTAAATTACAATGCAGGTTTTACTGCTACAACTCTACCAGCAGACTTAAAAGAAGTAATTGTAAAACTCTTTCTTTTGAAGAAAGCAGAGTTTATAAAACAAATCAACAATGAAGCAGAAAGTAGTTTTGAAATACCTGACAGTATTCAAAAGATTATAGATATATATAGAAGGAAAACATTATAAAGTGAGAGACTTTTCACAAATCTTTAAGAGACTCAGGTATTTAATGATTCAGAAGCTGCCTGAATACATTGATAAAATCAACAAAGAAAATAATGACGGACTTATTATAAAACCGTTTACTAATACAGAACTGATTCAGGGAAACCTAAAAATACCTTATTTTGACCTCAATTTTGATGAAGCTGAACAAGGAATAAAAGATAGAATTATAGGCTACATCCGATACAAACTGACATTCGACCTCTTTCTTGAGAAAAACTGCAAAGCCCCAATACTAGAGTTTTGCAGATATAGCGATGCAATCGAAAATATGCTGGAGGAAGACGATTTTGAGTATTGGGATCATTACAATATGAAATCTATAGGTATAAATAAGATTGAGTTAACTGTGCTTGTGGAATATTAAGCACTGAAAATTTAAAAATGAAACTTCCGGAAAACTTGACAAAAAACTAAAAAGTGTTAAGATATTACATATAGGGCTGGTCGAGAGACCCAGGTCCATCTACCGGCGAGGAAGTTCCTCGCCTTTTTTTTTGAGTGGGAAAAGACATTGAAAGAACTAAGCATTTTTATAGACGAATCTGGAGACTTTGGAGAATACAGCTATCATTCCCCGTACTACATCATTACTATGGTATTCCACAATCAGGATATAGATATTCAGGAAAATATAAAGCACCTTGATACTGAACTTTCTTATCTTGGACTTAAAAATCTTTGTATACATACAGGACCCATTATCCGTAAAGAAGAGATTTATAAAGATATGGACGTTGTTGAACGTCGTAGAATATTCAACAAAATGATGGCTTTTATACGTTCAATTGATGTTCAATATAAATGTTTTTACATAGAGAAAAAACACATTGAAGATTCTGTTGAAGCAACCGGAAAACTTTCAAAACAAATATCACAATTTATTCGTGACCATTATAATGAGTTCTTAGCTTTCGACGATGTAAAAATCTACTACGATAACGGCCAGATACAAGTAAGCCGACTTCTTTCATCTGTGTTCAATGCTCTTTTACAAAATCCAATATTCAGAAAAGTAATGCCAACAAACTATAAGTTGTTTCAGGTAGCTGACTTTATATGTACGATGGAACTTATTAACCTGAAAATTTCAAATAATGCTTTTTCTAATTCTGAACTAACATTCTTTGGTAATTTGCGAGACCTAAAGCAAAACTATCTGAAAGCTCTAAAAAAGAAAGAATGGAAATAATAACACGAATGCACCTTTGTTATATGCCTTTTTTGATAAACCGTGATATTTTATCCCCTAAAATCCTAAAGTGTGCTATAATGTACTATTATCATGCATGTAGATTACAGTAGACTTTGGGAACGCCTTAAAGATAAAGGAATTAAAAATAAAACTGACCTCATCCCCTTAGCGGGGATATCTACGAACATTTTAGCTAAACTCAATAAAGGCGAATATATCTCTATGGATAGTCTCCATAAAATATGTACGGTTATGGACTGTGATATTGGAGATATTGTTACTTTTAAAGAAAAAACAACACAGTGACGTTATTTGACACTTAAATATATTAGAATAAAAGTTAGAAGAGGAAAAACTATGTCAGATACATTAATTAGAGATAACAAAGATTATGGCAGCGTTGGCGAATTCTTAAAAGATGTCGTAAAGGAAGGTTCAGAACTTTCTGTAGTTTCTGCTTACTTTACAATTTTTGCATATTACGGTTTACATGAGCAACTTGATTCTATTAAGAGCATGAGATTCCTTTTTGGTGAACCAACTTTTATTACTTCTGATAATGTTGATGTTCGTAATTATAAAATTGAAGATGAATCTATCGTAATTAATCCTACAGAAAAGTTTGGGCAGAAACGCATTGCCACTAAATGTGCGGACTGGATTCGGGATAAGGTTGAAATAAAGTCTATTGTAAAACCAAACTTTCTTCATGGAAAAATGTATTATACTGAACGCCATATCCAAGATATTTCGGAAATAAAGGCAATTTCGGGAAGTTCTAATTTTACAACCAGTGGACTTGGACTTAAAGATAAAGCAAACAATATTGAATTGAATCTTATTGTTGATAGTGACCGTCAAAAAGATGAACTTAAAGGATGGTTTGATAAAATCTGGAATGATGACACTGGGCTTGTACAGGATGTAAAAGAAGAAGTTCTAAAATATCTTGAACTTCTCTATAAAGAAAATGAACCTGAGCTTGTTTACTTCAAAACACTTTACAGCATTTTCAAAGATTATCTGGACGAGCAAAAAGATAACAAACTTTTTGATGAAACTGCATTTAAAGATACTGTTGTCTGGAATAAACTTTATGAGTTCCAGAAAGATGGTGTAAAAGGTGCAATCAATAAACTGTTAAAACATAACGGATGTATTATTGCTGATTCTGTCGGTCTTGGTAAAACCTTTGAAGCACTGGCTGTTATTAAATATTTTGAACTTCGTAATTATCGCGTTCTTGTGCTTTGTCCTAAAAAGCTTAGTGATAACTGGACTGTGTATCAGGCAAGTAAAAACAGTACATTAAATATTCTTGCAAAAGACCGATTCCAGTACAACATTTTATATCATACTGATATGGGGCGAGAGACTGGAAAATCTGGTGCGGATGGACATGATTTTGCAACTTTCAACTGGAGTGCTTATGACCTTGTAGTTATTGATGAAAGTCATAACTTCAAAGGTAACCCAATGGATAAAGAAAATTATAAGGGTGTACGCCACATGAACCGTGCAAAATGGCTCATGGAGAAAATTATAAAGTCTGGAAGCAAGACAAAAGTTCTTATGCTTTCTGCTACTCCTGTAAATAACACCCTTAAAGATTTGCGTAATCAGATTAATCTCATTACAGAAGGTGACCAATCTGCATTATATGAATCGACAGGTATTTCAAATATTAGTCAAACACTTGAAACTGCCCAAAAGCAATTTACATACTGGGCTGATCCACACAAAAATCCAGATAGAACAACAAAGCAATTACTTGAAAAATTAGATTCTTCATTCTTTAAGCTTCTTGATGAACTGACTATTGCACGTTCTCGAAAACATATCACAAAATTTTACAATGAAGCAGATGTTGGTAAATTCCCGGAACGTAAAAAACCTATCCCTATTTATTCAAATATTGATACGGAAGATATGTTTCCAAGTTATGCTGCTATTGATGAACAGATTTCAAAATATAAACTTGCTATCTTTACTCCATCTTCATATTTGAAGGAAGAGAAAAAAGCAGAATACGCTGCAAAAGCAGGTTCTACAGTAGAAGCCTTTATTCAGGAAGACCGTGAAAAATCTTTGATTGGAATGATGAAAATCGGTTACCTTAAAAGATTGGAAAGTTCTATCCATTCATTCTCACTCTCTATTAAACGAACAATTGATAAGATTTCTGACATTGAACAAAAAATTGCTGTATTCAAAGAACTGGAAGCGAAAAAAGAAAATACATCATCTTACGAAGTTGAACAGAATTATGATGATGGTGAGATGCTTGAAAATGAGAGTTTCGGTTGGGAAGATGAACCTGATTTAGAAGTTGGTAGAAAATTAAAGTTTAAACTGGAAGACCTGGAACTTGACCGTTGGCTTGAAGATCTTAAAAGTGATAAAGATGCCTTTAAGATCTTATACAGCAGTGCAAATCAGGTTTCTGTTGAACGTGATTCAAAGCTCAAAGATTTAAAGAAACTTATAAAGGAAAAAACTGAGAACCCAATAAATGGAAATAACAAAAAAATTGTAATATTTACAGCCTTTTCTGATACAGCTGAATATCTTTATGAAGCAATAAATCAATGGGCAAAAGATGAACTAAACCTTGAAACAGGACTTGTGTGCGGTTCTAAAAGTTCAGCAACCTGGGGAAGAACAGAATTCAATATGATTCTTACAAACTTTGCACCAAAAGCAAAGCATCGTGATGAATTGAATCTAAGTACCGAAGAAAAATCAAAAGAACTTGATATCCTTATTGCTACAGATTGTATTTCTGAAGGACAGAACTTACAGGATGGAGACTATCTTATTAACTATGATATTCATTGGAACCCTGTACGTATTATTCAGCGCTTTGGTCGTATTGACCGTTTGGGAAGTACAAATGACTGCATCCAGCTTGTAAACTTCTGGCCTACACAAGATTTGGATGATTATATAAATCTTAAAACTCGTGTTGAAAGCCGCATGGCATTAGTAGATCTTACAGCAACTGCTGAAGACAACATTCTTAAAACTGATGAAGTAAAAGAATTGATTGATGAAGATATGAAATACCGCGACCAGCAGCTTAAACGTCTTAAAGATGAAGTGCTGGATTTGGAAGATATGGTAGATTCAATTTCTCTTACAGACTTTACTCTTGATGATTTTAGAATTGAACTTACAAACTTCTTAAAGCTGAATGAAAACAGAATCAAAAATTCTCCGGATGGGATCTATGCAATTGTTCCTTCCCCAGAAAATACAGTTCAGCAACATAAAAAAGAAATAGATGAAGCTGCAAAGAAAGTTATTAAACCAGGAATTATATTCTGTCTTAGACAAAAAGATGTGAATGAAGAATGTGAAAAGATTAATCCTTTAAATCCATATTTCTTAGTTTACATTTATGAAGATGGTTCAAAGATTTTCAATTTTACGAGTGCAAAATCTATACTTGAAATTTACAGGCTTTTGTGTTCTGGGGAAAATACTCCTTATGACAAACTCTGCGAACTCTTCAATACAGAAACAAACAATGGTTCTGATATGTCAAAATACACAGACTTATTGGAAAAGGCTGTAGCTGAAATTATGACAAGCTTTAAGAAACGAAGTGCAATGAAACTTACAAATAGCCGTAGTGCTGTTCTTATAAAAAAGGATAAACAAGCATCAAATGTAAATGATTTTGAACTTGTAACCTGGTTAATAATCAAATAAGGAAGAATAAAATGGCAAAGAATACAGATGAAAAACTGAATATACAGGAAGCAATTAAAGCATTCGCAAAAGATGATATTTCAAAAGCCGGAATTAATCTTTTTTCTGTTCTTGGTTATGATACCAGTTTACAGGCTCCTCTAGATAAAAAAACTTTTACGGAGTTCAAGGAAGATTATATTGAGGCCTCTCCAGCAGCCGACAGATTTAATGAAGAAAAAGCATTAACCGATGAATGGGAAAAAATTGATATTCTTTTCCAGCTCACAGATGATTCTTTTACAGGACAGCAACAGCTTTTTGATTCGAAACTTAATCCATTGAATCCGCAGTCTTATTTATGTTTTGCCATTGAACTAAATGGAAACGAATATTCAAAAACTCAGATTGCAGGCATTACTCGTGAAGTAAATAAACTATTTTCAATTCCTATTATCATAGTCTTCAAATACGGTGAATATTTAACTCTCGCAATTATCAACCGACGAATGAACAAACGCGATAGCGACCGCGATGTTCTTGAAAAAGTAACTTTGATTAAAGATATCTTCTATGAAAAACCACATCGTGCTCATATTGAAATTCTTTTTGATATGAGCCTTTCACAATTAAGTGCTGATTATACAATCACTAACTTTGAAAGCTTACATAAAGCCTGGAGTGAAGTTCTTGATACGCAGACTCTTAACAAACGATTTTACACAGAACTTTCTAACTGGTATTTCTGGGCCATTAAAACTGTTGTTTACCCAGGATATGAAATGGAAGCTGCAAGAGGCTCACTTTTCACAAAAGAAGAAAAGGTACGTGAGCACAATGCAAAGAATCTCATCCGACTTTTAACACGACTTTTATTTGTATGGTTTATTAAAGAAAAAGATTTAATTCCAGAAGAACTTTTTGATGAAAACAGAATTAAAGAAATAATTACAAACTTTGAACCTGAAAAGCAGTATGATTTTACCGAGGTTATACATGAACAAAAAAGTATTTATTACAAAGCTATTCTACAGAATCTTTTCTTTGCAAGTTTGAATGCAGAACACGGTAAACGTGCATTCCGAATTGACGGACAGAATCAGAATGCAACAAGTCTTATGCGCTACCAGCGTTATCATAAAAATCCAGAAGGTTTTGTAAAACTTATTGAATCTAAAGTTCCTTTTATGAACGGTGGGCTTTTTGAATGTCTTGACCATCAGGATGATGAACTTAAAGGTAAGAATGGCGGAGCTGTAATTGATTACGAAGATGGATTCAGTGATAGAAAAGACAATGAACTTTTTGTACCTGATTTTGTTTTCTTTGGTAAAGATGTAAAAGTAGACCTTAGTA